CTCAATTGACCTTTTTGTTTCATCCAAGGATATGAAACATGGTCATATTTCAACCATACTCCTGTGCGTGCTGAATCTATTTTTCCTACAGGCAGAGAATATTTTTTAAACAAATATTCAACTAAAGATTTAGATTGAGTTTCTTCTGTAGTGTTTGTTGAAAGTAGACCAACAAAATCTTTTTGATCATCTAGTGGAGATAGATTGTAATTTGGCAAAAATATTTCAGATCCAATAAAATCTAGTTTCCAATAACTAAGTCTTTCATTGATTGAATTTATTTCAAAATTATTTGCTTCATCCGATATATTTTTAGCATCATATATGTGAAATTTTAGTTTGAGTAAATCATCACTTTTGCCAATGCTAAAATGTAATTCTAATTGTTCTTCACCTGTAAATTGAAATTCATCAATCCAGTTTCTTCCGTCTGTAACTATAATAGATCCAAACATACATCCATTAGCTAAAGATTCTTTAAACATTAAAGAAGATAATGGAGATGCGTATGATACTGTTGCTTTCCAAGGAATAAGGTCAAATCTTAATTCTTTTTCTTCAGAATCGGATGATCCAGTTTCTAATGTTGGTTTAGCATTTTTTCCCTTTTTCTTTTTTGTCAGAAATAATGCTTTTATTCTAGATTCATTATTGAATACAGATTCATTTAAACTTTCCTCAGTGGCAACTTTTGGTTGCTGAGATACTGTTTTTTCTAAAAGATAAAAATTATCATCAGGCATTGGTTACAATCTTAATTACTTTTCCAATTTCATTTGATTGGATTGTGTTTTCTATAACAGTTAATACACTTGTCAGGTATTCTGGTTTTAATATTTTTATTTTTTGTTTTCGTATATATTTATTAAAGTTTTCTTCACCGACTGATTTTTTGATCAGTCCAGAAACAGAACCACCACATGCTCCATATTTGTATAATATACATCTAGCAAAGTTGTTTGAAGTTAACACATCAGATTCATCCAAATATAAAGTATTTGATTTTATACCAGTAGAACCAGAAACAGAATAACGATACGGATCAATAACTACATTTCCTCCTGTATAAAAATATTCAACACTATTTTGATATGGTTCTGTATATACAACTTCAGTATGATTTGTTGCTATTGGTTTTGAATGATAACTGTTAAATTCAATCACATTTACTACACCTGTATTTGTGTCTCTTCTAGCAAATAATATATTGTCTCCACTTGAAAAAGTTCCACTACCAGAAATACCTCTTATCTTTCTAAAATATGGATCAAAATTTGCTATATGCCTATAGGCAGAAAGAGTAACACCACTTGCGGTTTCCATACTAGCACCAGTAAACCCAGTGACTTTGACTAAAATATCTCCTGGTTGAATATCTGGCAGTGCTGAAACGTAAAACGCATCACCACCAAAATTAGCGTCCAAAGATCTTTTATACTCACTTTCCGATGGAAACCAGTCTGCTTTTAAACTATTAAATCCATTAACCATCATGATTAACCAAGACAAATTAGTTGTTCCGTATATCTTTAAAGATACAGCTTCTGGTGGTTCACCATCTTGTATATAATAATCATCAAATGCCAAACTAGTATCTACATCTATAAAAATAATGTGTCTGAAGATATCAGCAAGTGTTACTTCTTTTCCTCCAATTTTATAAACAATTTGTGAATAGTTATTGAATAGCATTATTTTGCAAAAACTCCTGACATTCCAGTGGTTGATATGACAGTAGAACGATTAATAATTTGAAGAGATGTTTGTTTTCCAGGTGCTGTTGCTCTGAATGCTGGCTCTAGTTCGATGAAGCTTAGACTTAATGTATAGCAAACTGGTTTTAATATGTTCCCCAATCCTAGTGCTGCTAATGCGTTTGTTTCAAACGCAGTTTTCTTGTGAGATACTGCTCTGAGAACAGATATTTGTGGCATTCCTGTCCAATCGGCATCATATTTTCTTTGATTAATCGGTCCAATTCCAAAAATCCAAAGAGGGGGATGAAACGCTTTAGTTGAGGTCAATGATAAGAAAGAACGAGCAGTTGGCAATGAAAGTGCTTCGAATGCTCTGATTATTTGACCTGCTTTTTGGGAATCCGCAACGGTTAGGCAGGGAAGATTAAATCTTACCTCATATGTTCTGGAAGGTCCACCATCCATAAATGTTGAATCTTTATATTCTAGACCTTTTAATTCCGATTCAAACCCTGTAGCATCTCCTATTGTTTTTTCTATTGTTCCAATAAATTCATCCAAAAATTCTGGTATGTTTGGAATATTATTTCTTATGCTTGCGGGAAGAATATTGAATAAAGCAGAAAAGTAATTTGGCAATAAATGTGTTTGACTTGTAGCAGCTGGTTCATATTTGTGTGATGTATTCGTTTGAAAGTTTACAGGTGCGGGTAAAAATATTTGTGCCTTTTCCTTTGAGCTTAATCCTGGAATGGGAATAATTGTATTAGCAAATCCTATAGCACCAGCATCTAGACTTACATTTGCACCACCGTTTGAGGAATTTTGGGCAATCACTCTACCCAGTGCTGTATTTGTATATTCATAACAATAAAACTTCATCCACAATGGGATGTCTGACTGCACTGTTCCATCTCCTGGATAAATCAGTGCTCTCGGTGATTCTGATATAGATGCTACATTTGCTGCCATTATATTCTCCTAAATATAAATTATGCCATATAAAACAAAATTTATACCTAAAAACCCTACAAAATATATAGGTGATTCTAATAAAATTATATGCCGTTCACTCTGGGAGAGGAAATTTTGTAAGTTTTTAGATGAAAATGTCAATATCTTGAGATGGTCATTCGAAACTTTAAGAATACCTTATGTAAGTCCAATTGACAATCAAGTCCATATGTACTTACCAGACTTCATAATAGAGAAGCGTTCAAAAGATGGTCAGATAGAAACAATGGTTGTTGAAGTCAAACCATACAAACAGACTCAAAAACCAAAAATTGGAAAAAGAAAATCAAAGCAGTCTATATTAAACGAAAATGTTACATATGCTATAAATACTTCTAAGTGGGAAGCTGCAAAAACTTTTTGTGATAAACATTCTTGGAAATTTATCTTACTAACAGAAAAAGAGTTATTTAATGGCAATCAACATTAGCAACACCATTCAACAATTTAGACAAGATGTTTTGGGTAGAGGTGGACCCCAGATATCTGCTTTTTATAGAGTAACCATGGCTATAGGAGACAATACTATAGTCACTTATCCAATGAGTGTAATTATACCTGGTAGACAATTCGTATATTATGAACACGATCTCTGGGGACCAAACAGAAAAGTCCCATATAAAAGAGGTTACACCCAATGCCACATGACTTTTATTGCTTATCAAGATTGGGCAGAAAGAACTTTTGTTGAAACCTGGATGAATACAATCATCAAACATAGAAATAGCAAAGGAATTCCTGGATCATCTCAATCTTCCGTTCTTGGACAAACCGATCCTCCAGTTTCATTATCAGATCAAAATGCTGCTCAACAATTTGTTAACAGTTTGATCAACGGATCATTAACGGGAGATTCGTCATTTGATACTGGAGCATATGACGACTATATTCAGTATTCGTCTGGCACTGGAACGATAATAATAGAATGTTTGAATTCTCAAAACAGATCTAGATCTAACTTAACAATAGCACTAAAGGAAGCATTCCCTGCGGCGATTAGTCAAATGAGTATAGCATCTGATGGTTCTGGTTATCCAACATATAATGTTACATTTCAGTTTAATGATTATATTTACCTAGCAAATGGAAGTGCTGGACGAATCACTCAACCAACAAATACCGTATCACAAGACAATCCAACAAATACACAAACTGGTAATCCAAGACCAATCAAAAAAGCATAATTGAGGTTTAACTATGGAAAATTTATTGAATAGTATGAAAAAATCATTGCCTAAGTACAATATTACACAACCATCTACGGGAAAATTAGTGACCTTTAGACCATTTACTGTGAAGGAAGAGAAAGCACTCATCATATCAAATCAAACTGGATCATATGAAGATTTTCTTAGTACATTATCTGACATCATTGATAATTGTTTCACTTTAAAAACAAATGCAAAAAATCTACCATTGGTTGATATTGAGTATTTCTTTTTAAAGTTGAGAAGTAAATCTGTAGGAGAATTGATTGAACCGACAATTACATGTCCCATCACAGGTGAAAAAGTAAAAGTGGGAATTAATTTAGAGGATATAGAACCAAAATATACTCAAGATCATACTGCAAAAATTAAAATATCAGATGGGATTTTGGTTACAATGTCATATCCAACTCTTGATAATTTGATCAAAAAGAAGGAAAAACTTGATTATTTTGATTTAACCATTGATTGCATTCAATCAATCCAAACTCAAAAGGAAATAATTGAGATCGGAACTGCATCCCGAGAAAATATTAAGGAGTTTGTAGAACTTTTAACATCCGAGCAATATAGGAAGATGATTGATTTCTTTAAAACTTCTCCAAAACTAGAATATGAGATAAACTATAAAACATCAGATGGGATCGATAGAAAAATAATACTAAAGGGACTCAAGGATTTTTTTCAATAAGCCTCAGCTACATAACATTGAATAGCATTTTAAAACTGAATTTTAATTTAATGTATATTCAAAAACAAAATCTGTTTGACATAGAAAGCATGATACCCTGGGAACGGGACATATATGTGGAACAACTGAGGCAGTACATAGAAGAACAAAATTTAAAGACCATGCAAAACAAAGTAGAACAAAGATATGGACGATAAAAGAAAAATAGCAAACGAAGAACTAGCAGAAACTATAAATTCTGGAGTATTGTCTTTCGTCACTCCTGGCTCACCCGAATTTACTAATCTACCCGAAATGCCTCAACAAATGATGGCAGAATCTGGTCAAAACATTTCAAATAATTTTAATATAAATGTTAATGTTTCAGGAAATCAAAATTCATCGGCAATTAATTCTGCCGCATCTTCTGCCATTAAAAATGCTCTTCCCACTTTAACTGGATCTACAGAAGAGATAAAAAAAAATTCATCGGAAGTTTTACGAGAAACTTCCAGTCAAATATTAAAAGAAACTGAAAAAGAAACATATAGAGAAGTTCTTCGTGAAATTATTTCACCTACTAATGATTACACAAATAATACTAATGTTGAAATATTTGAAAATAATTCATCAGTTCCAATCTTGGGAATGGTAGGAATTGGAATGCCAGAAATGCCAGATTTGGCAAATGATGTCAAATCTGAATCAATATTCAATAGCAACAATACAGAAGTTCAAAATTTTCAAATGTTAAAAAACATATTAAATAGTACAAATATAGAAGTATCTGACGTAGAAAACATTTACCCATACACATCATTTGATACATCTTTATATGTTGATTCTGATGGAAGTACAACAAATTATCAAAGCATTAATAATTTGATGGTTCATCAGAATACAGAAAATAATTTAGAATCTGCAAATACTTTATCTCGTCAAAGCAATTATTCAATTCGTCATGAAGAACTCGCAAATAAAGCAGAAACTGATTTTCAAAATTTACGAAAAATGAATGACTTGGGATATGAAGATAAGAAAGAAGCGACACCGTTATTCAATGCTGGTTTGGGAAATGCTCAATTAACCAAAAAGATAGAAATTCCAAGAAAACCAAGTCATGTTAATGGACCTTTATATGAACATCCTGTGTTTATCAATCAAATGAACAGACCTCCTGTGTGGAGGTCTGTTCTGGGGTAAAAAGAGAAAAATGTATTAATTTTCTGCGAGTTTTTGGAAGTAACTCAGAGCATCTGACTCATCATCAACATCTTCCTCAACAGGCTTCTTTGACTTGAGAGAAGGTTTCTTCTCTACCATCTCATCTGCTACATCTTCAGCGGTCTTTTGTGCTGGTGCTACCGCACGAACATCACCACCAAGAACCTCTTGCATTCTTGTCTTAAGTTCCTCATATGACTTAAAGTTTTCAGAGGAAAGGAATGGTTGAAGCAAGTGTTGCGACTTCCAAATCTTCTCCAACTTAGCATCGTCATCAAATAGGACCGACTGAGAATCAAACTCAGACTTGTCATAATTTGTATAACCACCAACCTTACGAATCTTGATGCGGAAGTTAGCACCCTTCCAGAAATCAAATGGATTGATTGGTTCCTCATCATTGAACTGAGGCTTCATTGCCTCTTGAATCTTTTCAAAGATCTTGGTTCCAAACTTGTATAGAAACACCTTTCCTTCGTTTTGAGGATTGGTAGGATCTGATACAACATAAATGTTAGAGATGTAAGTCAACTTACGCTTACGCACACGGGCAAGATCCTTGTCGGATTCCAGACCCGAATTCCAAAGTTGATTATTGAGTTCACCAAGAGGATCCTTCTGACCAATTGTAGTCAGAGAGTTCTCAATATACCAACCACCTGGTCCTTGGAATGCGTGATTATAGACCTTTACCCAAGGAACATCTTCACCATCTACAGGGGGAAGAAAACGAATAATGGCAAACCCATTACCCGACTTATCCTGCTCTGGTCGCCAGAAACGGTCATCCTTATACCCTTCCTTCGCCTTGGTCTGATCTTCCATCTTCTTGATCAGATCATCAATACCGTTCTTGGACTTCTTCTTCAGATCATTAAAAGCCATACAACCTACTTTCCCCAGGGAACTACCCTGGACTTATTACTCAAGTGGGAACTCCCCACTGCTAGTATTATACCACAAAACTGCCAACTGTCAAGCAAATGGCAGTTTGTTTTTAATCTTGGGCAGTAAATTTAAATCTCTGCCTTCCTGCTCTATCTTTTCAAGCAAAGGTTGCGTTAAAAGTTTGGGAGCAAGAGAAAAATCGTAAGAATACTCTTCAAAATAGTGAACTACAGCATCAATATATGAAGAGTTTGTCTCTTTTACATAATTTTCAATTCGTTTTGAGAAATCTTCTTTGGTTACTTTGAATATCATGTCTTTAGTATACCACAATAAAACTAGTAGTCAACCAGTAGTATATATATTAACAAAAGGAAAAATATATGCCATATACCGCTGACAATATTGAAATCACAATTGCTACTGGTACTGCTATTTTAGCAACAGATTATGGTACAAGTGGAGCAGTTGGGTTCAGCGCAGCACACGCTCAGATTGCTAAGATGGCATGGGGTGATGATAACAATACCTACCGTGTATCAGATGCCACACCAATGCCCATTAAAATTGCTGGTTCAACAGGAACAACCGTTCCTATTAGTGGTACTATTTCTGGAACTGGAAATTTCTTCATAAGAACCAATGATTCATTCCCAATACGAGTGATCGGATCAACTTTGAGTTCAGATGCCAGAGTCGGAATTACTGGAACAATTCAAGGTATTGCCAATGGAACACCAGTAGGTGTAACTGGAAATGTTTCAATACTGGGTTCTGCGGTTGTGATTGGAACAACAAATGGATATCCAATAACAGTAACTGGGGGAAGAAGATTAAATTCATCCACAGATAGCGTACAAGTTTCTGGTAATGTTGGAATCTCTGGTGGTCTTCAATTACTCGCTGGAATAGATTCTGTTTCTGTGTTTGGTCCTGCTGGGTCTACATGGATAGAAACGAATCTAAATGTCGGTGGAGTTGCTTTGGGTAGATCTGGCGATGCTCTCAAGGTTGCTGTAACCAATACAGGGTTTACATTTAGTGTGTCTTTATCATCAACTATAGGTGTAACAAACGACACATCAACAAGTGGATTGAGAGTAGAAGGTGTTTGTGGTGGAACCCCTCTGACTATTCGTGGTTCTCTTTCTGGAGGAGCAGTAGAAATCGGAGCATATACTCCAGTTCCAGTTGGTGTAAGTGGAACTATACAAATTGATGATACCGATCTCATAACAGAAATTTCTTCACTCAAGACTAACATAGGAACCGTTGCCACAAATGCTGGATATGCTCTTGATATATTGAATCTAATAAACTCTGCTGGATCTGGAGCAAAGGTAAATGTAACATCAATTACCAGACCAAACAGATTGGCACATGGACAAAGATCATTGACAACATCACCTACAGTAGTGGGAAGTGAATCTCTAAGAACTGGAGTTACCTTAAAGTCTCCATCCACAAATTCAGTTGACATATACATTGGAAATTCACTGGCAGTCTCTGCAACTACTGGTTACATTCTAAGTCCAGGTGAATCCATATATCTTGAAATATCATCTCTCGGATCTCTATTCGCAAGAACTGCCAATTCTACAGCAACACTAGTTTACATTGGATCGTAATGAGAACATATCAACCAACTACATCTTCAACTTTTAGAAATAACAAAGAAAAATTAGTATTTGTTAGAGAGGGTGTATTATATGGTTTGGTAATTGAAAAAGCAAAAGTGGATAAGACTTCCATAAACAGAGGTATCACATCCACTCCTACTATAATTTATTATTCAAACAATACAAAGTGTTTAATTGATTTCTCAAATCAAACAAATGCTGATATGAATAGTAAACTTGAAGAGTATTTCAATCAAATTCAAAATGGAACAACTCTGTATCTATACAATGGAAATTATATTGATGTCAATTCAAATACCACTGCGAACTTGACTGGAGAGTATGTCTTCAGAAGTTATTACAATGGCATCATAGAAGCAGATGTTGTTTCCGTTGGCACATTGTCAATAAGAATCAACAGATACGACAAAACAAATTTTGAACAAATTCCATACTTAGTTGCTGCTACCTTTACTGAAGAGTTAGAGACACGAACAATCATCAAGAACAAGTTGGGAAAGAACACTAAAAATTCATTTAATTATCTCGGAATAAAACCTGGAGATTATATAAAGATAACTGATTTCACATCTCAGTTAAAAGTAACGGAAATGAATATAGACAGTGATGGAAACGAATATATCATAGTTGATAAGGCAATTGATCCAGTAGACTTGACAAATCTAAAAACAAAAATAGATGTGTACATCGTATGCCTTGATCAATATACAACAGTTCCAAACCCACAGGAAACCATAGTCGGTGCTTGCTTTGAATATGCGAATGGTGTATTGGTATCTTGTACCAACAACCACACATTGACTCAGTGTAGATTCAGAGCAAGTCCATCCAGAGGCATCTCCTCTGAAATAACATTAAACACGTTCTGTGCCACACCAGAGACAGACACCGCAATACAGAAACCTCTCACAGAGAACCTTGTACAATTGACTACAACAATTGCCAATGCTATGGCAACCATGAGTTCATCTTCAATTGCTGGGGTTGTTAATCGCGGTGGTAATACCAAGAACTCTTTTTACGGTAGACCGTTCTAAACAGTTCTAATATTTGTTGGAACTAATTTAAATTTATCAAACATTAATTTGTTGATAGTATTGAACGCACTTGTCGATTCATATAAAACAGAAAGGGTTACGGTGTCTGTTGAAACACCGTAACCCAATATTTTGCAGTCTGACTTTGATTCTAAAAATCTTTTAGGTTTACCACTTAACTCTAAGAAGGAGTAAATATAAATTGTCTTTAGCATCAAAGGTTATTTATCATTTTACTTCTTTGAACGACGGCAAGAATCTTCAATTTCACGACCAAGATCGCGATTTAGATCGTCAACATAACGATATACTGCGTCAAAATCACGACGAACATCATCGTTATTGTTGTTTACATCCTTACGCATATCTTCTACTGCACTTGTCGTGTTAAGTGCAAATGAGATGAAGGCAACAAACATTGTAATGCCTGAAATCAGGTTGAAATTTGCAAGAGTTTGTGCGTTTAGTTGAGCACTGCAAAAATAAGCAAATACTTGAACGGCAAAACCAGCAACAGCAATTCCAATACTAACCTTTGTGTTAAACATCATATACTCCTTTGTAGTTTCACTAAAATATTGATACTTTTCTAGACGATAAAAACGCTTTAAGGTGGGTGGAAATTTGTAAAGTTTTGTTTTCATAAACATTCCCGAGTGGACTCGAACCACTGACCAACGGTTTAGAAAACCGTTGCTCTATCCAACTGAGCTACGGGAATA